GAAGACCATATTATATCATGGACAAATGAAGGAGATTTAGTATTGGATATATTTTGTGGAAGTGGTACTACTTGTAAAATGGCAAAATTAAATAGAAGAAAATTTATAGGAATTGATATATCTGAAAATTATTGTAAAATTGCAAGAGAAAGGGTAAATAGTGTGAATGAATTAAAGATATTTAAAAAAGATTTTGATAATAATTTTTAGTCAAATAAAAAAGTATGATATAATATAAACATGAGGAAGAAAAAATGATATTAATGAATGGTACGCCAATTCCTAGTGTATTATTAGAACCTATATTAAAAAAAGCACAAAAATCTGTTGGTGCTGAAGATATAGGGGAATATGCAATTATGGTAAAACCAACTAAATCTAAAAAAAGAACTCAAGGTTTTGCTATTTACATTGAAGAGAAATTTGATGTGGTTAATAAATACACAGAACAAGTATTAAAACTGGATAAATTAATTAGATTATACATACCTCTTGATGATTGGTTAAATGATATGCCAATAATTTGGGAAACAATGAGACACGAATATGCACATCTATTAGATTTTAGTAAAAATGGTTATTCAGTGGAAGAAAATCTTTTACCTAGTGGTAAAAAAAGACAAAATTGGGATAATCGTCCTGTTGAAATTAGAGCTGAACGAATATGTAGGTCACATAAATCAAGGTTTCCACGTGCTAATTTTTTATATATATTCGAAATATTAAGAATTGTAGAAATATTAACAGAAAATAACATAAATGATAAGGAATATATTAAAGATATAATTAATTTACCTATTGAAACTGTTATTAAAATTTGTAAAGAAGTTGTGGATGAATATATTAAAAATGAAAAAAGGGAGAATAAATGCCAAAAATAACATTAATAGTACCCACTGTTGGAATTAACTACAAATATTTTGAGTCATGTATAAATTCAATTATATCAAAAACCAAATTAAATAATGATGTAAAATTATTGATTATGGTAAATGGTTGTAAAGATGAAAATGTATTTAAATATTTAGAAGATTTAAAAAAATATAATTTAAATATTGAAGTTATAACTTCAGAATCTGCTTTGGGATTCATTGGAGCTACAAATTATGCATTAGAATATGAAAGTAAAAATAATCCAGATTTTTATGTTTTAGTAAATGATGATGTTTCTTTTCATGCTATAAATTGGCTTGATGATTTATTATCTCCATTTTCTGATGAAAAAATGGGAATTGTGGGGGCATTATCATTAAAATGTCCAATAACTGGAGTTTCCTTTCCATTGGGTTTTTGTTTAATGATTAGAAAATCATTAATGGATGAAATTGGAAATTTAGATAAATCATTGGGGATTGGATACGGTGATGATACGGTTCTAACAATTGAAGCTATAAAAAGAGGATATAAAACTTTTGCATATTGTGTAGATGATGGAAAAGGAAATAGAACTGGGGGATTTCCAATTAGTCATAATCCAGAGACTACTATGCATTCAAATGTATTATTTAGTATTGATGATTGGCATAAACAAACTGAAAAAAATAGAAATATATTAGCGGAGAGATATTGGCCAATAATAAATGTGGTAGTTCCAACATTTGGAAGATTTGTTAAATTACAAAAAGCATTAGAAAATATAGATAATCAAACTTTCAAGAAATTAAAAGTTCATGTTTGTTCAGATGGAAATGATGAAAAAGTAAAATCCATTGTTGAAAAATTTAATAAAAAATATGAAACTTTTGAGGGAATGCATCCAGAATATTTTTATTCGTATTGTGAACATGAAGGATTAGTGGGGGGATTACCCAGGAAAACTATTTTAGATTTTTTACCAAATAACGAAAATGAATTTGTTTGTTTTATTGATAGTGATAATGAAGTTAATAATAATTTTATTCATGAACTTTGGAAACCTTTATTTTTAACCGATAGCCATATGTCATTTTGTAAAATATTTCATCAGGAAACAGATACAAATATTCCCATAAAACCCGACACATTCCCGACATTCACGGATATAGACTCATTGAATGTTCTAATTCCTCTGAATATTGCTAAAAAATATTCTAATGTTTGGTTACAAAATCGAGACGAACCTATTAATCATGATTTTAATTTTATTTCTGCTTGTAGTAAAGAATTAACTCCAATATTTGTAAATGAATGTCTAGGAAGACACGGACAATCTGAACTATCAATTGGAGTTTTCACCCCATTTCATTCAGAATGGGAACTTTTACCACATTATTTAAAATATTATTCATCTATTGCTGATAAAATTTATATTTTATATGGTGGGGATCCAAATGATAAAAATATTGAAATTCTAAAAAATCATAATAAAGTTGAACTTATAATTCAACCAAATGACAAATTAGATGATATGGAGTTGATGTTTTTTAGAAATGAGTATTATAAACAATTCAAATATGATCATGATTATGTAATAATCTCAGATGTAGATGAGATTATCTATTATTTAAATCTTAGACAAAAACTTCAAGAAAGTAAGAAAAATAATATTACTATTTTTAGAGTAGAAGGATATCAAATGGTATCCGATATGAAATTATCAAATATTGATCATGATAAAAATTATATATTTGATATAATTAAATCAGGTTATAGAGATAAAGAACATTTAGATAAATTATGTCTTTTTGATCCAAGAATTAATATAAATTATACTCCAGGTTGTCATTCTGCAAATCCAGAAGGAAATTTAGTTTATGATAATATATCGTTAAAATTATTACATTTTAAATATGTAGATTATGATCTTTTTATATCAAAGGCCAAAAAATCAGCAGCTAGAATTTCAGATGAAAATAAAAGAAATAATTGGGGGTTCCATTATGCCATTGAACAAAATACAACTAAAGAAGAATTTATAAATTTAATTAATAAATGCGATAACGTAGTTGATTTTGATGATAAAATAAATCCATTATTAAATAGAACAGATTTAAAACAACAGCATGACACTGTATTTAATGAAATTATCACGAATAACCAATACAGGGTAACTAAAAAAGACTTACAATATAAAAATATAATTGATTTAGGGGCAAATACAGGAATTTTTAGTTTATTATCAGATACATGGGGATCTAAAAAAATTATAGCAGTTGAAGCCAATCCAGGAGCTTTTAAATTATTAGAAATTAATTCTAAAAATACAAAAATAATTCCAATTAATAAAGCAATTTATTCAGTTTCTGGAAATAAAATTAGAATTGATAATGATCCAAATTTTTGTCTTCATGATGGAAGACACCATATTATTCCAGATAATAATGGAAATATAGAAACTATTAATTTAAATGACATAATTGATCAAATAGATGATGGAACTGATATTTTATTAAAATCAGATTGTGAAGGTAGTGAATATTCTGCAATTTATAGTGCAGATATTAATAAACTTAGAAAATGTAAAACTATATTAATTGAAATGCATGAAGATATAATTAATTTAACTGGTAAAAAAGGATTAATTAATAAATTATCAAATTATTTAAAAAGTATTGGTTATGTAGAAAAATGGAAAAATAATCATGTAGAAGATAAAGTAGTTTTATTCAGATTTGACTTAGAAAAAGAATTAGATAATGATATTACTGTAATTATTAATGCATTTTTAAAGCCTGAATTATTAGAAAGACAAATTGAAAGTTTTAAAAATCAAACTTTAAAGCCAAAACAGATTATTGTATATCAAACTAAACCTACAAAGGACTTTAAAGTCAAGGAAATTGATGGTGTTGATGTTATTTATAGTAATACGGACTTTGGCATCAATAGTAGATTTGCCATCGTACAATTAGCCACAACATCATATATCTATTCTGTAGATGATGATATATTTCCTGGAAATAAATGGTTGGAAGAATCATATAAATTATCTAAAATTAACAATTGTATAGTTTCTCCATATGGAGTAGATTATGAAAATGGAAATTATAATGATTTAAATAGTAAACGTTATGGAGATGATGGAGAACGTAATAAAATTCCACAAAAAGTAGATCTTGGTGGTCATGGATTTTTTGGTAGAAAAGACTGGTTTAAAGTATTTTTTAAAGAAGAACCATTAGATAATAAAATAGCAGATGATGTTCATTTTAGTGTTATGCTTCAAAAATATTTAAATTTAGATATTTATGTTTCTCCTTATCCTGAAAATAATAAAGATATTTGGGGCAATTTAGATGTATCCGCCGGTAAAGGATTTAGATCATTACATACCAGAAATGGAGATTTTAGTAATGAAGAATTAATTACTAAAATTGGATGGAGGAATGAAGATATTGAATATTTAAAAAATAATTTAAATAATTTTTGTGAAAAAAGAGCAGAAATTGTTAAAAAATATGCTGAAAAAATTAATGATGTAACTAATGAAAGGAAAATAGAAAAAAAGAAAAATAATACAGAAGTTACTGTAGTTATTCCTACTAAAAATCGTTATTTTTCAACATTACCTCTTACTCTAATTAGTATTATTAATCAAACACATAAACCAAAAAAGATTATTTTAATTGATGATTCTGATGATAGAAAAGATTTAAGAAATGAACCTTTATATCAATATATATTTCAATTAATATTTTTGAAAAAAATAGAATGGGAAGTAATATTTGGACAACAAAAAGGACAACATATATCTCATCAAATGGGATTAGATAGAAGTAATACAGAATGGATTCTCAGAACGGATGATGATGAAATATTAGAATATAATGTATTGGAAATATTAGTTGATAGTATTGAAGATAGTGTGGGATGCATAGCTGGATTAGTTTTAGATCCAACAATGGCTAAACCAGTTCCAGAAAATTATATAAATAATAATAAAATTGAAGATATAAACACGAGAGAAAATACTCAATGGATGATACATTCTCCTGGAAATATTATAGAAGCTGATCATTTATATTCTAGTTTTTTATATAAAAAAGTTTCTGATATTTCATTTTGTAATGAATTATCTCCAGCATCTCATCGTGAAGAAAGTTTATTTACTTTAGAATATAAAAGACGAGGATATAGAAATATAGTGAATACTTCAGCAATTACATGGCATTTTAGAAATTCTGAAGGTGGTATTCGAAGTCATCAACAACATCCAGAATATTGGCAGAGAGACGATGAAATATTTAAACGTAAATTACGATCTTGGGGAATGAAAGGATTTGAAGGAAAGAAGATGATAGTTTTGGATTTAGGAATTGGAGATTGCATAGTATTTCTTAAAATAATTCCAGAATTGATAAAAAAATATCCTAAATTAGTTATTGGAACGTATTATCCATTTTTATTTAAAGAATTTCCACAATTAGAACTTTTACATACTTGGGCAGCAAAAGATATTAAAGGAGAAAAAATGGCAGAATTAGATAATGTTTATAAATATCTTTGGGATGAAACGTTAGGTAAAGGAAGAAAAATTGATTTATTGACAGGACTTAGAGAATTATTTTTAGGAGATAATAAATGAGTAATATAATAATGATTCATTGCTGGTCGAAGCCCATGCGTAATAATTCATTTAATCCCAAGAACTGTTCTAAATCTTGGTGGGAGAAATTATGTCAACTTTTACATCAAAATTCTTATATAGTATGGCAATGTCTTCAAGGTCCAGAAATTATGATTAAAAATTGTGACAGACATTATAAAGATAAAGATTTTTGGGAATTATCAGATATGATTATAAATCAATGTTTTACTTGGATTTCTATAGATTCTTTTATGCCACATTTAATGTGGTATAAAAAAAAGAAAGGAATTGCTATTTGGGGACCATCAGATCCAGAAATTTTTGGACATCCTGAAAATATAAATTTATTAAAAGATAAAAAATATTTAAGAGCAAATCAATTTCAGACTTGGGAAGAATCTCCACCATTTAATGCTGATGCTTTTGTTACTCCAGAAACCGTGATGAATGAAGTTTTAAGATTGGGGAAAGAAATTTAAATATTCTTCATTTGTAGAATATTCAATTTTCCATCCTTTATGGTTATTTTTTATTTTAGTTTTTCTCCATAATAAATTATTTATAGCTACGTAACTTAAATTATATTTTTTACAAAATTCTCTTAATATTCCTTTAATAATAAATATTTCATTATTTGGAGACATTAATTTAAATACTTTTGCTGCTGGATTATTTTCTCCTTTATTATTTTCTTTTCTATTTTTATTTGCACATTTTCTACACCAAGATTTCTTATTTTTAAAATCACCCATTCTTAAATTAAAATTATGACCATTTCCGCAAGTAATATTAAAACATAATCCATGATTTTTATAAAAATAATCTTCAATAATACAATTTGGATGTTTATCTAAAATTAATTGTTTTTCTTGTTTTGGATTTTTTGCAGATGGACTATTTTCTCCTTTATTATTTTCATAAAAACATTCTCTACACCAACTATTTTTAATCTTAAAACCATTCATCTCTAAATCAAAACTATGTCCACATCCACAATCTAAAATTTCACAGTATGATTTATTTTTTCCATTTTTATTTTCTTTATAGAAATATTTACCTAATATAGCATTTGAATGTTTATCTAAAATTAATTGTTTTTCTTGTTCTGGATTTTTTGCTCTTGGGTGTTTTTCTTTACAATATTTTCCATTGCGAATATTACTTAATTTATTTTTAGTTTCTTCTTTATGATGATATCCCCTAGATGTAGGAGCATCCGTAAAATTATATCCATCATAATAATTTCTAGTTTTTAATTCTTTTACAAAAAATGGCTCCCAATAATTTAATTCGGAAATAGGGCATAATATTTTTAATACATAATAATTATCTATTCCATATTTTTTAATTGCTTCTTCTATTACTTGTTTTGGTTTTTCTTGTTGGGAATGATTTAAATGTTTATAAAGTCTATCTTCTAAATCTTGTGCTTGTCCAATATATACAAATCTACATTTTGTAATATCCCAATATAAATAAATTCCACTAATTATTTTCCTTTTTTGTTTCTTTTTACATTCAGAACACATATAATTTCTCCTTTAAATTATAATATAAGTGAGGTAATCTGAAATAAAAGGAGTATTTCAGAAAAGAAGCTACCTTTTGTCCCTCACTTATATTTATTGTTTTAATTTTTTTCTCTCATATTTATATTATATCATATTTTTTTAATTTGTCAAGTAAAATTGAATTTTATTTTTCTTCCACCTCTGTTCCTAATTCTTCTGCCTTTTCTGGAGTAGGAGTTTCTTCTAAAGTTCCTTCTTCTCCACTAGGACCGCCCGCTTCTCCTTCTCCTGTCGTTGGTGGTTCTCCCATTCCTCCTCCGCCCCCGCCAGATCCACCACCTTCAGTTAACTCCTCCCCCAACCCGTAGCTTGCCAATATTTGTTTTTCTTTTTTTAATAATTGTAAATTTCTCTCTACTTGTTCATCTGTCCAATGTAATACATCTTTCATGAGAAATAATGAACTGACTAATGGGGATGATCCATTTAAACTGGTAAAATTATTAATTCTATATTCCTCCACCTCAGCATTTTTGAGTTCCGTGTAAGGAGAAACATAACTAAATTTAACTTCAACATCTTTTTCTTCAATTTTTAATTTTTCAAGTAAGTTTCTAAAAAATAAATGTTTAAAAAATAATTCTTTAATAAATCCTTCAACAAATCTTTTTTGTAGTCTTCTAATAAATTTACTAAATTTAACCTCATCTCGCATAATTTCGCCGTGCCGGGAGCCCGTAGTCGCTGTAGTGTATTCTCCTGCTTGATTTGGAATATTCATTCTACCAATTGGAATTTTTAAGCTTCTATATACTTTGCCCAAGAAAAAG